GTAAGGGTTTTAACAGTTTCTACACCTAGAGCTGACCTTATAATAACCTGTAAATCTGCTGCTGCAGAGATTTTAAAGGCATATGCAAAGGTATCGTTTGACCCGTCACCACTGTAACTATTCTTAATTATTGTTGTTGATATTGCCATTTTATATTCCTCTATAGTTTATCATTAAATTTTGCGTGTTTCAATTTATTAAAGCTCGTTGTTTCCTTTGTTCTTTTAATTGTTCTGCAGCTTTTTTCTTTATTTTTTTAATTATTTCATTGCCACGTTGTGCTACTTCACTCATTGTTAAATACAATTGGTCTAACCTATCTCTTTTATCATTATCTGACATTGATTTTTTTGGTGCATTATAAACTGTAGTTATAGCTTTTCTTAAATCTTGCATTGTTTGACTTAACTTATTAGTCGCATCCCATATTAACCAATCTTCATTATTAAGCATAAAATCTTGCAACTCTTCAAATTTAAATTCTTTTTCAAGTTGTATTTTTGTTCTGTATGCTTGTTGTGTTTTTTTAAAATCATTATAAAATTTAGTAACATGAGAAGATTGACCTCTAGGTGACCTTACAAAAAATGCTTTTATTATAGGAATTTCATTTACATTTCTAATCCAATCATCTGACCAAATATCAAAAACATCTTCTTCAGGGTCAACTCCTTTTATTAAAGTATTTGTCATTCTCATTACATTTTTACCTAAACCACCTGTCCATTTTGCTACAAAGTTGTCAATTTTTATTGGACTATATGGACCAAATGGTAATTGTTTTCCTAACCATTTAGAAATTTCTGAACTATCTTCTCTGTATTGATACTGTGGCAAAAGTTTTTGTTTTGTTGCAGATACTAAAGGTCCACCTGAATAAAAATTAAAATTAGTTAGATTTTCTATAAGTGGTTGAACAGCAGTTGGTGCAGTTATAAGACCACTTCTCATTTGTGTTTTAGCCATATCAATTAAAAAATCATTAAGAGCATCAGGTTCATCGTTATACATTTCTTCTAAAAATCTTTCTACTGCTGTTCCAAATAATAAACCTGGTTCCCAAGGTTTTGGTATTTTTAAAAATACTTTTTCTTCTGTTCCTATTAATGGAACTTTATGTAAAGGTATGTTCCAAAATAAATCTTTTTCAAATCTTCCTAATGCCTGATATGCTTCATCGTCTTTGTTTAAGAAAAACAAACCCATGCTTGGTAAAGTTACCATTGTAAAATAATAACCAAAAGTTTTCATTGGTCTTTTAGAAAAACCTTCTGCAAGTTTATCATATCCTCTAATTCTTGCGTTAAAGAAGGCAGATAATTGATTATATGATTCTGCTGACCAACCAGATTTAGCAAAATCTATTAAATCTCTTGCTTCAAAACCTGCTCTTTCTATCATTTCTCTTTGCGTCATACCATGTTTTGACCTATATCCAGCTTTATAATCCAATCTATCCCAAAGACTTTTACCTAAACCTTCGTTTTGATATTTACTTAATTTGTCAAGTGTTATTTTAAATTCACCAACCCTAGCCATATTTTCACCAAAAGTACCTACTCTTTTTAAAATATTCATAACAGGTGCAATCATGTTATCTGGAACTTGATTTATAAATTTTCTACCTGATTGAAATTCTGTTATCATTTTAGGGTCAAGATAATTTCTGTTCATTTCTAAAAAGTTTGCTACACCACCACCTGCAGCTAAATATTTTCTAACGTATTCATTTCCAGTACCACCTTTTTGTCTTAATAAATAGTCGTCAAACATTGCTGCTGCACCTTTTATGCTATTAACAAAAGGTATATGATAGTTTCTACTTATAGCTGCAGATGCATAAGCATCTCTTACAAGGTTAGCAATAAAAAATTCTGGTGTTACTGTTGCACCAGTTCTTAAAGCACGAGTAAAAGGACGCATAGCTTTATGTAACATATTTGTAGACATCGTATTAGTTTGTGCTAATGCTCTATATAATCTAGGTTCTACAGAAAATGTATATTTTTCTCCTTTTATGTAATATGAAATATTTTGATTTCCTTTAGGAATACCAGCATCTAAATTTTGAAAAAACCCATCTGGTTTAAATGATTCTAAACTTACTTCTTGATTTTTTATTTTTGTAAATTCTGACAAATGTAAAGTGTCTAAATCTTCTTTGGTCATTCTTCCTGTTTTAGTTCTATTTATAAATTTTGCTTCAGGCATAAGTTCTGGATTTTTCAATGCTATATCAAAAAAGTATTGTAATGCTTTATTTCTATCTGCTAATGTTATTAAATGTAATGTGTTTTTATACATTGAATTAGTTGGAGGTTCCATTTCTAATCCGTATTCAAAATTATCTTTAGTCCATTTTTTTAATCCTTCTGCACCTTTAGTAGTAGCTCGTGCCATACCCATTTCAGCAACAACATTAAAAGGAACATAATCTTTGTTTGCGTCTTCTATTATTTTTCTAGCTTTTTTAGATAACATTCCTGATGCTTCTACATAATCTAACAACTGTTTATTATACTCTCTTAATTCTTTTGCATATATTTCATATTTTGCTTTGTGTTGTTCAACAATTGCTTTACTTTTTGTTAATCTTTCAGCACTATATCCTTTTTTTTCTGCAACAGATGCAAGATTATATTTCTCTATTACTCTTTTAGCTATAAGATAAGCATTTAATTCAACCATATTTTTAGCTACTACGTCAGGTTCACGAGCTACTTTTTTTGTTGTAATTCCAAAAGCTCTTTTTATATCTAATTCACCAGTTCTTTTAATAATTTTATATTGTAAAGGGTCAAAAATTGCATTTAAACTTTTTCCTGCTATATCTAAACTATTAAATTTCATAGTTCCTCTATCAAAAAAACCTGATGCTCTTTGAAAAGCACCTACTAAACCTCTTGTCATTTCATATGGATTTAATTTACCCATTCCAGGTGTTTTTGTACCTGATTTTGTTTCAGCAACTTTAATAGCATTGTCTACAATTTCTTTTACAGGATATAATTTATTAATCATTTCGTCTACAAAATGTTGTTTTTTCCCAGTAACTTTTTCCATTATTGATTTACCAGTTGCACCAAATCTTATATTGCCAACCATATAACTAGTATTTTCATCAATATTTAATCTTTTTAAAAATGCTTCTTGTGTTTTAGGAGTTTCATTTAATTTTTTTGTAATGTCTTTTAGTGTAGTTTTTATTAAACCTAATGTTTGTGGTTGTGGTCCATATTGTACTACTGGTTTTAAACCTGGACCAAGCTGACTATTTAAACTAAATATTCCTTGTCTAAATTGTAATTTAGGTAATATTTTAGTTTCAAGAATTTTTTGTAAATTACCTCTACCTTGAATTTGTCCTTCTTCTCTAATGCCTAATTTTCGTGCTAATTTTAAACCACTTCCGTTTATATTAAACATTCCAAATGTTAATGTATCATTAATTAACGATTCTTTAGTAGGCATATGTCCATTAAGAACAACACCTAATGTGTTCATAGTTGCAACTTGCGAAAGAGTATTCATTCCAAAAAAACTTGCACCAGTTTTAGCTAACAATCCTGGTGCTGCAACAGTTGCTGCTAAAGTTGCACCAGATTTAATTCCTTCAATTAATGCTTCGTCTGTAAAAATTTCCCACCATTCTGCAAATGTGTCTACATCTCCTCTTTCTAATGCTTCTAAATACATTGTTTTTATTGTTTCATTTAAAAAAGCACCAGCACCAGCTCCTGCAACTGGTCCTCCTACAGCACTTCCTGGTATTGCACCTAACAAAAATGGTGGTAAATCTGCTACTATTCCTGCACCTGTTTCTATAAATCTTTCTAAAATTCCAGTATCTTCAGGTTCTACTCCAAATGCTTCCCTATAATCTATACCTGTTTCTCCTTCGCTATAGTATTGCATTGCTAGATTGATAGTTGATTTACCTAGACCTCTTTCTATGTACCTACCAAATTCAAAATCTTCACCTACCATTGAGTGCCAAAATCCTTTTGATTCTTCTCTAACTTGTGAATAATCTTTATTAGGATTTAATAATGTATTTGCAGGTAATCTAAAACCAGGTCGTACAGTTTCTAATTTTTTTTTGTCTTTTTTTGGTGTTACTGGGCCAAATATAGGTAATAAATTTTTTGGTTTTGGTTTGTCAAAAATAGGAAATTTATTTCCATTTTCTGTAATATCGTCATTAGCATCACTTCCATAAGTAAAATCTTTTTTTTTATCTTCCTCTATAAAAACTTCAGTTGTAGTAGGAGCAGTATATTCATTGCCTAATTCTTTTTTTAATTCATCTCCAATACCCATTAAACTTTTTCCTTGTCATCTTTTTCTTCTGGTTCTTTTCCAGCAGCAAGAATGTTTAGTTTTGGTTTGCTTTTTTTAGAACTAAAATTACCAGTTTTGTTATAAAAATCTTGTATGTTTTGTCCATAACCATCTTTATCTTTTAACAATGCTTCAGTTTCTTTTTTATTTAAAATATCATGAGC